GTGTCTGCAGCTGTACATCAAGAACCTCGATGCGTCGAATTACATCACGGTGACCTGGACGCCTGCTGGTGGTGGGTCGAACGTGGTCAAAGCGATTCGACCTGGCGGGTTCATCGCGTTTTCGGATCTCGATACGGCTGGGACTGCTGGCATCACGGCGTTGACGCTGCAGGCCAACACCGCAGCGTGCAAGGCTGAAATGTTTCTCGGAGGCTAACCGGTGTCTTGGACCTACGATGCTACGAAGCTGCAAGATGGTGGAAGGGGAACTTTCGATGGGTCCACCATTGGTCTGCGCTACCAGATCCGACTCCTCGTGCAGGACGTGAACACGAACCGTCAGCTCATGCAGGACGAGGAGATCGACTGGTTCCAAACGCAGGAGATGAACGCGTACATGGCGGCGTCGAAGGTCTGCTTCTCGCTCATCGCTCGATACGGCAACGTGCAGAGCAAACGAGTGGGAGACCTGGGCTTGACCTACAGCCCGAAGTACTACGAGGACCTCGGTTACCGGTTGCAGGCGCGGGGCCTCACGTATCAGATGCCCTACGTTGGCGGCACGTCGATCACGGACAAGTTGGCGGAGCAGGCAAACGTGGACGCTGTGGTTCCACGGTTCTTCGTCGGGTTCGGGGATAACCCGTTCGCGTCACAGCCCGGGCCGGGCGAGCAGGTGAGCGAGGCCATCAACAACCCGAACGCAATTTGAGATGGAAAACGAGCTCCTCGACCTCATGCCGTCTACTGTCAAGGTCGCGCCCTGGCAGGCCTACGCCGGCGCTGGCTTTGCAGCCCCGCAGTTCGGTGCTGATGTTACCTATCAGTGCCGCATCTCGATGAGGGACGAATACGTGCGGAGCAAGGATGGTCGAGAGATCGTGGCGCGCGGTAAGGTTTTCATCCCCGTCACGACGAACCCGTTCACGACAAAGGACCGGATCACGATGCCGACGGCCTACACGCCGGCCAACCCGCCGATCCTCGACGTGCAGCCGGAGCAAGACGAGTTGGGTATCCACCACGTCGTCCTGGTGATCGGCTGATGGGCATCTACGTTGAGATGCGGACCATAGGCGTGCAGCAGATGGTTGAGCGTTTGCGGGCGCTTGGGAAGAAGGTTCCAAAGTCTGCGGCCGCCACGTTGAACAAGTTCGCCAACGTCATCATCACGGATGCGAAGCAGAACTACGTTCCGGTCGACGACGGCCCGTTGCGGTCATCTGGGACGGTCGAGCCAGTGAAACAGGACGGAAACGTCGTCAGCGTGCGGATGGGGTTTGGTGACGGTGCGTCGGCTGGTTACGCGCTCGCCGTTCACGAGCACCTGTCAGACCACTCGCCACCGTCCTGGAAAAAAGCGAAGAACGTGAAGTTCGGCGGCACGCCACAGGCCGGACCAAAGTACCTCGAGCGACCGTTCCTTGCGGCAACGGCCGGCGGGAATTTTGAACAGAAGCTCGCTGACGGCCTGGTCGAAGAGTGGAGTAAGGATTGACCCTCGTTGAGCTTGGAACGTATCTCATCAGCCAGGGCATCGGCACCACGCTCGACGTGGACGTGTTCCTAGGCAAGATGCCAGCGACGCCGGACGTCGCCGTCGCGCTGTTCGAATACGGAAGTCTGCCGGCGCAACCGAACCTGAGTGGCGGCGGTGCATCGCCAGGCACGCTGATTCGTTACGAGTTCCCGAGGATTCAGATCCTCGTTCGCGGCGTCAAGGACGACTACAGCGGACCGTGGACGGTCGCGAAGAACGCGCGCAAGGCGATGCTGGCGATTCAGAACCAAACCTTGAGCGGGACTTACTACATCTCAGCGCTGCCGGAGAACGGCCCGTTCTTCCTGCGCCGCGACACGAATGACCGCGTCGAGTTCGCGGCGAACTACCAAGTGGAGAAGGCTGAGTCATGAGGGTGAACGTTGGTTGCGGGAGCTGGCCGCTGCCTGGGTTCGTGAACCTGGACAATCGTGAAGGCACGGCAGCGAACATGCTCGCCGATGCGAACCAGTTCCTACCGTTCCTCGACGCGAGCCTCGACGAGGTCTACGCCGGTCACTTCTTCGAGCACCTCGAGCCGACCGATGGCGATTGGTTCCTGAAGGAGTGCTTGCGAACGTTGAAGCCCGGTGGGTTGCTCGGCGTCGTCGTGCCGGACATGAAGGCCGTGTTCTCGCGCTACGTGAACGGGCCAACGCTGTCCGTTGAGTTCATTCCAACCGCGGTCTCCGGCTGCGTGTGGGTGTCAACGGATAACCTGGACGACCTCTCGGCAGGGTTCATTTATTCGACCTTGCAGGAGAGCCAGCACCGATGGTGCTACGACCTCGACACGCTCGGCCGCAAGCTCGAGCGCAATGGGTTCACGCTCGACAAAGAAGTCAACCGCTGGTTTGACCCTCACATTCCCGTGGGCGCTTGGTACCAATGCGGTTGGTATGCGAGGAAACCATGATGAGCGCAAAGTTGAAGATTGGAAAGAACGAGACGACCTGCGCGACGTGTCACCGACTCCTGAACCGGGCTGACGCGGACAAAGCTGGCCTGTGCGTTGACTGCCGACCGGACGCTCCGCCGCCTGTCGCCGACGTGCCCGCGCCGCAGTACGTTTCGGTTCCAGCGGACCAGGTGCTCCGGTGAGGATTCTCTTCGTCCACCCGGCGTGTCGCTTTGCGATCTGGGACGTGGCGCGTGGCTACCGCGCCGCGCTTGGTCGGTTGCTCGGTGAGGAGTCCTTCAAGGACTATTACCTTGACCGGCACCTGAGCTACCACCTGCGGGCGCTCGAGGTCAACGCGCCCAAGGAAGTCGCCGCGGACCAGGCGTTCGTCGCCAAGCTGGCGAGCGAGAATATCCTCAACGAGGCGATCTACCACGACGCCCAGATGGTTTTCATCGTGTCCGGGTTGAACACACACCCCATCGCGCTGAAGGCGCTCGAGAAGGTTGGTATCCCCGCAGCCGTGCTGCTGACGGAGAACCCCTACGACGACGAGCCGCAGGCGGAGTGGGTCGCGAACTACCCGGCCATGAAGGTCTTCACCCACGAGCGCTTCTCCGCCGAGACGCGCGGGTGGACCTACTTGCCACATGCCTACGACCCGGCGGTGCATCGGCCGGTCGAACCCGACCCCGCTCAAGCATGCGACGTTCTCCTCGTTGGTACGGGGTGGCGCGAGCGGCAATATTTCCTCGAGTCGACCGATTGGACGGGCATCAAGCTCCGGGTCGTAGGCCCATCGAGCGCGTGGCCGGCGTTGACCGAACGCAGCCCCATCTGGAAACACTTCGTGAATGAGCCAGTGGATAACGCGACGATCGCGCCGCGATACGCGGCCGCGAAGATCTGTTTGAACTTCCACCGCCGGCACCCGCACGCTTACAGCCCGAACCCGCGTGCCTACGAGATTGCGGGGTGCGGTGCGTTCCAGCTGTCGGACCCGCGGCCTGGTGTGACGGATTTGTTCGGCGGTGCGGTGCCGATTTTCAACTCGCCCGAGGAGCTGGGCTCACTCGTGCGGTACTACCTCAAGAATGACGAGGAACGGCGGACGTTTGCCGCCGCCAGTATGAAACGGGTTCAACTCGAAACGTTCGACACGCGAGCCGTTGAACTGCTGGCCCATTTGAGGCGGCAGGTGCCGAGCTTGCAGGAGGCCTGACGTGGGAGCTATTCACGGAAAATCCGCGGTCGTCTACCTCGGCTCGGCAACGGGCCAGGCGGCGGTCAACCTCGACCAGCAAACGGACTGGTCGATCGACTTCAACATGGCGCTGGTCGACGTCACGAAGCTTGGCTCAACCTGGAAGAACTTCGTCAAGGGCCTGCAGGAGTGGACGGGCACCCTGTCGGGGAACTTTGACACGGCCAGCACCGCCCTCTTCGCCGCGTCGACCGACACCGGCGTAGAGAACTTCTACCTCTACCCGCAAGGGACCGCGAGCACGTATTACTACGGAACGTGCTGGGTCCAGCTCGGCAAGATCGCCGAAGGCGGCGTCGCGAAGAAAGCCAGCAACACCGTCAAGCTGACGGGTGACGGCGCGCTGTCCACGCATTAATCGCTGAACGGAGTTCAGTGATTTCATGTTTGAGGCCAACGGGGACCGAGCGGAACTGTTCGCAGGCTACCAACGCGCGGCTGATGTTCGCGGTTGGCGGGTGGTCAAACGCGAACAGGAACTCTGCGACCCCGTCACGGTCCTCACCGGTCGGCTCGAGAGGGTCGACCGGTTTTGGATAAGCCGCGCAAACGTTGCGCGGCTTCGCTTCAACAAGTGCTTCTGGGTCTGGGACCAAGCCGAGGTCATCACCCTGGACCCACTCGAGGTTTGGCTCTACCACGACCCACGCGCAGTCTCAATTGGGAGGATGAATGCCTCGTAACAGGTTTGTGACGGCGAAGACGAAGCGGCTCGAGCTCTCCGACGGCGATTGGATTGAGGTCAAGGAGAGGCTCAACGTCGGCGAGAAGAAGACCCTAGACGGCGCCGGCGTCAAGCGATCGTTCGGTGCGCCGCCGGAGATCGATTGGCCAAACTACCACATCAAACGTGCGATGGTGTGGCTCGTCGACTGGTCGTTCCAGGATGAGGATGGGAAGCAGCAGGAGTTGACCGAGGAAGCCGTGCGGGCGCTCGACCCCGATGACTTCGATGAACTCCAAATCGCGCTCGTGACGCACATCGCCGAGGGCGAAGCGGCAAAAAAAGCGAAGACGACGACTCCCAATTCATAACCGACTACGTCGTCATGAAGCACATGGGGTGGAGCTGGCAGGAATACATGGAAGCTCCAGTCGAGTTCGTCAACCAGCTGATCGAGATGCTGAACGAGAAAAAGTAAATGGCCGTTACTGTCGGGGAAGTCCAATCAGTCCTGACCGCGCGCGACGAGATGACCGCGGCCTTCGAGAAGGCCGCGCAGTCAGCGCAGGCGCTCGGCGAGAAGCTCGACCACGTTACTGAGGGCATGGATGCTCAGTCGTCGTCGATCGACGGCATCGTCGGCAAGCTCGGCGCGATGGCCGCTGGTTACCTCTCCGTTTCAGCCGTGCTCGGTGAAGTCAAGGCTGGGCTCGAGTTCGCGTCCGACCTCGAGGAGACGAGCCGCGCGACGGGCATCGCGACCGACGAACTCCAGAAGCTCGACTACGTCGGCAACCAGTTTGGCATCACGGGCGACATGATGGCGCGGGTCATTGAGGCCCTCAGCGCCCGCCTGGCCAAGGGCGACAAAAACGCCGCGAGCGCCGTCGAATTTCTGGGCTTGAGCGTCGATAACCTTCTGGCCAAGGGCCCAGAGAACGCGTTCCTTGACATCTCGGAAGCCGCTAGCAAGCTCCAGGACCCGATGGAGAAGAACGGCGTCCTAGCCGAGCTGCTCGGCGGCCGCATGGGCCGGCTCATTGCGTCGATGGGCGACGTGAAAGAGGCCATGGACAAGGTCAGTGACAAAGTCCTCGTGTCGCCGGAGGCGATTGATTCGGCGCACCAGGCTGAGGTCGCATTGAAGAACCTGTGGCAGCAGACGGCCAGCGTGACAGCGCTCGGCGTGACGTGGTGGACCGACCTGGTTGGCATGACGGACAGTCAGAAGAAGGCCACGGAAGCGACGGCGGCTGAAACGAAGGCCAAGCAAGACAACGCCAAGGCGACTGACGAGCAACAGCAAAAACTCAAGGACTTCCTCGCGCAAAAGAAACAAGAGGAAGAAGAGGCGAAGAAGGCCGCTGAGGAGCAGAAGAAATACGCGGCCGCGTGGGAGGACCTGTCGAACGTCGGTGAGGATTATAAGGCGACGCTCGCGGCGATCGATGACGAGACCAAGGCGAGCGTGCAGTATTACCTCGACGCTGGTGCCGCCATCGGAACCGTCGCCAAGGCCTTCGAGCTCAGCGCGTCACAGGCCAAGGCCTTCCAGGAGGCAGCTAAGCAGGCCAAGCAAGATGAGAAAGATTGGGAGAAAGCCCAGGCCGATCTCACTGCTGCCTGGGTCGCTGCCGGCCAGGCTGAGGACGCGCTCTTCAAGCAGCGCGCTGCGGCGTCCGCCGCAGCACTGAAGACCCAACAGCAGCAGGATGAGGCTTACCTCGCCGACCGTTATAAGAAAGGGTTGATGAGCGAAGACCAGTACCAGGGCGACCTACTGCAGACGCGACGTAAGTACGAGGCGATGACCGAGGCCGCGAACAATGAGTCGCTCAGTCGCCAGCTCGCCGACCTGCAAGACCATGAGGACAAAGCTAAGCAGGCCCTCGAGGACCGCTATAACCAAGGGCTCGTTGACGAGGATACGTATCAGGAGACGCTCTCCGCGATCGACCAGCAATACGCGGACAAGCGAACGGCGCTCAACGAGAAGGCGGACGCGGACCAGGCTGCGGCGCGTAAGGCCATCTGGGACGAATATTACCAGTGGCTCGGCCAGCAGGAAGACGCCGCGATGCAGAAGACTATCAACGACGCGGCGCAGTCCGAGGCCGCGATGGGGTCGATGTCGGCGAGCAGCCAAACCCAGTATGACCTCTCGTCCCAGCAAGGGGTGGAGAACTACAAGAAGGCGAACGGTGCGAACACCATAAATTGGTCGGACCAGCAGATTATCGACTACATCAAAGCTGGCCACACGCTCGCGCAGGTCATCGCGGCTGGTGGTATCACGCCCTACGGCAACATGCCCGGCGCGATGGGCTTCGCTGATGGCGGTGTCGGCGACTTCGGGACCGGTACGCCGGCGATGCTCCATGGCAAGGAGGCGATCGTCCCGCTTGACAAGGCTGCCGGCATGGGCCTGGGCAGCGTCACGAACCACTTCTACGTGAACGGCACGGCGGAAGATGTAGCCCGAAAAATCGCGTCGCTCATCATGCAGACGGTCTCGCGTGGGCGGCTGTTCGGGTCCGCGTCGTGAGCACGCTCGCCGTTACGGTCAACGGCTCGGCCGTCAGCATTCGGCGCAACCCGGCCTTCATCGTTCACGACGTGCTGGCCGGGACGCCGAACCACGCGACGTTCGCCATCAACTCGCCTAGCCCCGCCGTCAACCAGGACGTGCAGGCGACCCTCGGTGG